GAGTGGTATGAGACGCTAATTGAGACAATCAATGACGTATCTGCGCAAATCCACCGTAAGACTCTACGGGAAGGTGCCAACTTCGTGGTGTGTTCACCTGAAGTGGCTAACATCCTAGAGTTTACGGCCGGTTTCCGAGCTAATGTCACGGTCGATAGCGAGCGTGGCACTGTCGGTGCAGTAAAGGTTGGTAGTCTCTCCAAGAAGTGGGACGTCTACGTTGATCCATACTTCCTACGCAATGTAGTGTTGGTTGGTCGACGAGGCGGAAGCTTCCTAGAGTCCGGCTATGTGTACGCTCCATACGTACCCCTCCAGACTACGCCTACGATCTTTGGTGTTGAAGATTTCGTGCCCCGCAAGGGAGTCATGACTCGATACGCCAAGAAGATGGTGCGTCCGGATATGTATGGTCTAGTAATCATTGCTGATATGATGATTGGCTAGCGTTACCAATCCGAAATCGGATAAATAAAGTAGAAAGCCCCGGCTCTAGCAGTCGGGGCTTTCTATTTATGGTGTGACTACTATTTAGTCTAGGGGATTTTGCATGGCGCTTCCAGTATTAACACCAGCTTCTACAACCAACACCAATGTGTTGCCTTCCACGGGTTCAGCAGCCAACGTGGCAGCCACGCTTCCCTTTGGGATGTATGCTTCTGCCACCGACTTCTTGGCCGGCGCCTCAGACCAGGTGGCTTATACTTATAAAAAACTAGGTGGTGATGTTTTAGATATCGAACTAACAGAGGGAAATATTTATTCTGCTTATGAAGAGGCCGTGTTGGAATATTCCTATATAGTAAATGTTCATCAGTCCAAAAATTCACTTTCTAGCTTTTTGGGCCATACGACAGCCTCTTTTGATCAAGACGGCCAGATTAAATCGGGAGAAAGTCTATCAGGATCTCAGATAGAATTAAGGTATCCCAAGTTCGATTATGGCTATGCACGTAGATATAGTGACCGGGCGATTACCGAGGCCGACTTAGGAGGAAACGTAAATATTTATTCCGGTTCTCTTGATAGTGTGCCGGGACAATGTGACTATGATCTTCAAAATATTATTTCTTCCTCTGCAGCCACGGATACAACTGTTCCTTATTTCGGGAAGGTTGGCAATAAGCGAATTATAATTCGACGTTTTTACTATAAAACACCGGCCGCTATGTGGCGTTTCTATGGATATTATGGAGGCTTTAGTGTTGTAGGCAATTTAAGAACTTACGGTCAGTATGCGGACGATTCCACTTTTGATATAGTTCCCGTTTGGCAAAATAAATTACAATCGATGGCATATGAAGATGCGCTAAATGTGCGTGTATCTCACTGGTCTTACGAGATTAAGAATAACATTATTAGAATTCATCCCACCCCCGGTAGCACGACGCCACTTAAGTACTGGTTTCAATTTACCATAGAAGACGATGCTAACGCGTGGGAAGACTCAGAAAGCAATCGCCGATCTGGGGTAGATGGTATAAACAATATGAATACCCTACCTTTTCAGAATATAGCGTACGGCAGCATCAATTCGATCGGAAAACAGTGGATTCGTCGTTTCGCGTTGGCGCTTTCTAAGGAAATGTTGGGTCAAGTTCGAGGGAAGTTTGCTCAGGTACCGATCCCCGGCGAAGCGGTTCAGTTAAATGCAACGGACCTTCTGACCCAGGCTAAAGCCGAACAAGATTCATTAAGAGAGGAGCTGAAAGCCACCTTCGATGAGCTTACATATGTCAAACTAGCAACTGTCGATAGTACGCTAGGAGACAATACAGAAAAGATTTTATCCGGAATTCCACTGGGTATATTTGTGGGGTAATGTAAATGAGCAACCCCGACAATAAGTGGAAGCAGCCGGCCGCTCCCCCTCCTCCCATGTTTTTTGGGAAAAAAGAGCGTGATCTGGTTAAGCAGGTTAATGATGAACTGGTCGAAAGAGTCATCGGCCAGACGGTTTTATATTATCCTATCGACGAGTCTTCTACTAATTTCCATCCCCTGTATGGAGAATCTCTTAATAAAACATTTTTGCCCCCGGTTCGGGTATATGCGTACGTGGAAGTGACTAGCACCCAAACCAATAATGTATATTCTTATGAATACCAAACTAAACTAACAGTACATTTTCATTATAAACGTCTAACTGAAGATCAAAATTTACATGTGCGCGTGGGGGATTTTGTGCAATACGGCGACGAGCTTTATGAAATAGTCCGAACTTATGACGATACGCGATACTACTTTGGTCAGATAGATCACCGCTTCCAATCTACGGCGGAGTGTGTCCGAGCCCGCCGCGGAGTATTTAGAGGAATAAACGATGCCACGTAGTCAATCTATTCAAACACAAGAAGAAATAGAAAATCCTGAAGAATATGGTTGGACAGGAATAAAAAATCCCACTGCTGTTCTACATGAAATAGAATTTGCATCCTCTACCCTAGAGACTATTGATTTTTCGGTATACGATTTCTTAAACGAAACGCTCAATCTCTCTCTGCAAACCAACGAGGGGTTCAAGAAGGTGCCCATTATTTGGGCCTCCGCCGAGCGCTCTTTTCAAATCAAAGCCAATCGCGACCTGAGAGACTCAGAAGAAGCTTTGATTTTGCCACTCATAGCTGTGGAACGAATGAGTGTTATTAAAGATCCGACCAAACGCGCCATTCCTTATGCGAATTTGGTTCCGATAAACGACCCCAAGGGGGGCACCGTTACTATCGCAAGAAGGATTAATCAGAAAAAGACCTCCGAATTCGAAGATAATCTATCTCGACGTCGTTATAGTAATACTAAGGGTCGTACTGGAGGTCAAGACACATTTCCAGGAGTTGTAAATACACGGACAGTTTACGAAACAATATCAATTCCAATGCCTATTTGGGTGTCCGTCACCTATCAGATTAGTTTGCGCACCGAATACCAACTCCAGATGAATGATTTGATCACTCCGTTTATTCGGAAGGGCGGCTTGAATAGAATGCCGGCACGACTAAGTCGGGATGGGCATAAATATGAAGCTTTTATTGAAGGTAATTTTGCGAACAACTCTAATGTGGGGTCTATGGAGTTTGATCAAAGAAACTATGAAACAAAAATTTCCATGGAAGTGCTAGGATATCTTGTTGGTGATGGGCCCAACGAAGAGAAGCCAAAAATCGTTATTAGAGAAAACGCTGTTGAAGTTAAAATACCTCGCGAACATGTTATCTTAGGCGACATAAACGAATATTTAGCTAAGGAAGGCTTTTATAAACCTTAGAAGGATTTTGATGCTTCGCTTTACTATTTAGTTAAGAAAACTTAGGTATTTTCTTATTAGGGAGAAAACAGTCAATGTCAGTAGATAGATTTAGGTTCGTTTCACCAGGCATTTTTATAAATGAAATTGATGAATCGCAAGTGCCGCGGCAACGCGTCGTTGGCACGGGGCCAGCCATTATTGGTCTTGCCTCTCGCGGCCCCGCTTTCCGCCCTGTGCAGGTAAGCAGTTTTGATGAATTTGTGGGCATTTTTGGGCCCCCGTCCCCCGGGCAAGGAGTGGGCACCGGCGATGATTGGCGTGATGGTATTCAAGCCACACCCACTTATGGCGCATATGCTGCGCAGGCTTACTTAGCCAACAATGCTCCCGCCACTTTCATAAGGATTTTAGGCGCCCAATCTCCACGCAAAACTGATGCCGGTAGGGCCGGTTGGGAGATGCCTAATACGAGCACGTCTCAGGGTGGTGTTTATGGACTCTTTATTTGTAACTCGGGCGCTGTTGATACCAACCTAACGGGTACTATGGCGGCCGTGTGGTATGTTACTTCTAGCTATTCTATTGCCCTTTCTGGGGCCATGGCCTGCCCTCCCGGAGTCTCCGCCCAAAACGCCGTCACCGCGTCTCTCAATACTCTTATTAAGACTGTGGGGGCCAATAAGGAATTCAAAGTTTATATCGGCGACGGCACGACGCAAATCAAAAACACAACATTTAACTTTAATCCGACGAGCCCCCGATACATTCGAAAAGTTTTCAATGCGAGCCCGATTTTACTTAATTCGGATGTTACTTCGACGACGGCTCTACAATATTATTTCTTGGGAGAATCATTCGATAAAACGGTTAATGATTTATTTAACTACGGTAGCGAAGACCTATATGGGATGATTGTTGGGCTCGGTAGTGGTAGTAACGCTGCTGCTGGCGATTTTAGAATGAGTTACAAGAAGCCCGAAACGCCTCCGATCATCTCACAAAATATGGATCCCGATGATAATGTCAACTTTAACATTAATGGTAGTGGCTCTATGAAAGATCTATTCTCGGTTGCTGCTCGCGATGAGGCTGAGTGGCTACAAAACAATGTTAAAATATCCATCACGGATATCGCCGACTCTCCCAATCCAGACTTTACCCTATACGGCACATTCTCTCTTATGGTGAGAGCTATCGACGATTCGGATGAAGTACCTCTGATCTTAGAACAGTGGAACAATCTTAGTTTAGATCCTAAATCTAATAATTATATCGCAAAGAGAATTGGCGATAAATATGTTGAATTCGATGCTACGAACAAGCGCTTCAGAGAGTATGGGCAGTATGAAAACCAGTCTCGATTTATTCGTGTGAAAATGAACCCCGATGTGGATAGCGGCAACGGTATAGATCCGGTGCTCCTCCCATGGGGATTCAGAGGAATTCCCAAATACAAGGGGTTCCAAATAGTTTCTGGATCTGAGACTGTCGGTCAAATCGGCAGCGGCTCGGGCCGGGCAGCCGGCCCCGACGCCGGCGGTCCACCCGAAGCAGCACTCACGAGTCCCTTCATGACGCTCGACACCGACAACACGTTCAGTCCGCCGCCGGGGACCGTCACCGCCGGCCCCATAGGCGCACAGCTCGGCCGACGCGGAGGCATGCCCTCGAACTGTAGCGCTTCGATATCGTGGCCGATGCTTCCTTTGAGGCTATCGTCTTCCGATGGGCAAATGGTTGATGATACGAACGCATTCTTCGGACTTACAACCGCACGGAACACCACTTCTACGGTTTTTGATCCGTCAGTGAAGGAATTCCTTAAGACACGTCCCAGAACTCAACAAGATGGATGGCAAGTTCTTCAGATTAACGGTACTGGAACCAAAGATGCGTGGCTAGAACGAGGTCCCGGCTTTAGTTTAGATAATCTCTGCATGCATACTAATAACACGACTGCCTACTACAGCGGATCTACCAACCTCTACAAGGAGAGTTCTCCCGGAGGTGCGTATCGCGCCGGAACTTCTATGAGCGTGGTTAGCTCCTCTTATAAAGAGGTTCTCGCTCAAGGCTTTGATAGGTTTACTGTACCCCTGGTAGGTGGCTTCGATGGCTTAAATGTTAAGGTTAAAGATCCCCTGAGTAACACAGCCATGGGGGGTCAAAGTGCTCCTGTCAGCGATGGCGCAGACAATGCTATGTATTATTCGCTCATTACAGCGGTTGATTCCCTAGCGGATCCCGAGTTTGTTGACATGAACTTGGCCGCTGTTCCTGGCGTTTGGCAACGAAATGTGACCAATCGACTTCTTCGAGTATGTCAGGATCGTGCCGATGCTCTCGCAATTATTGATATTGAAGGAGACTATACGGCAGCTGCAGAGAATACCAATACCTTTAATAATAGAGTTGGCACCGTTTCGAACGCCGTTCAATATATTAAAAACCGTGCGTTGAATAATAGCTATGGCGCCGCATACTATCCTTGGGTACAAATCCAAGATAGTTTGGCCGGCTCGCGAGTTTGGGTACCACCCTCTGTGGCGATTCTAGGTACATATGCAAGTTCGGAAGCTTCTGCTGATGTCTGGTTTGCCCCCGCTGGGTTTAACCGAGGCGGTTTAAGCGACGGTGCTGCTGGTCTTCCAGTGGTAGGCGTCGTCGAGAAGCTTACCAGCAAACAACGAGACGCTCTCTATGAGGTTGGCATTAACCCCATTGCGAGCTTCCCGGCAGAAGGAATTGTGGTCTTTGGCCAAAAGACACTTCAGGCTACAGCATCAGCTCTTGATAGAATTAATGTTCGAAGGCTTCTAATTTTCCTTAAGAGACGCATCTCTCGTATTGCTGCTACCATTCTGTTTGATCCGAATGTTCAGATTACGTGGAATCGCTTCCTTAATCAGGTAGAGCCGCTCTTGCGTTCCGTGAAATCTCGATTCGGTCTTTCTGAATATCGCGTCATCCTCGATAACACGACGACGACTCCCGAGATGGTAGATCGAAATATCATGTACGCCAAGGTGCTTTTGCAGCCTACTCGCGCAATCGAATTTATTGCACTCGACTTCGTAATTACTCGAACTGGAGCCGCATTTAATGACTAAAAAAGATATGGTGAATTTGGTTAGAGACTACTTAGATTATAGGAGTACTTAGGAAATGGCTGGAGAATTTTGGAATAACGCAAACGTTGAACCTAAAAGAACACATCGTTTTTTGGTTGAATTTGAATTGCCGAATAACACCACAGCGTTGATGTATGCAAGGTCCGTTACAAAGCCGGGATATGAGGTTGGACAGTCTGAACTTAAGTTTTTAGGGCAGTCCTACTATTACCCCGGCGCGGTTAGTTGGTCAGACGTTTCCGTGTCTCTCGTGAATTCGGCTAGCCCGGATTTTGATGAAAAGCTGCAAGCGCTGCTGGTATCCTCGGGTTATGTTAACCCCGATCAAGTTTCGACCTCTCCTAATTCGATAGATGATGCCGGCACTATTAGTAAAGCCGGCGCAGTCGGGACGCTGGGGAGAGTTCTAATCAAAGAATTAGACGGAGACGGTGGCACACTGGGTCACTATGTACTCAACAATGCGTGGGTGCGAAGTGTTGCCTACAGCGGCTTGGATTATGGTTCTGAAGAGCTTTCTACTGTAGATCTTACCTTCCGATATGATTGGGCAACTTATAGCACGGGTGACGAGAGCTTATATAGTAACGTTGTATAGGGGCTGACAGATGCCTTTCTGGAGTACTAGATCAAATACCTGGGCAAATGCGGCAATTGAGCCTAAGCGTCCATACAAGTTTATAGTTCCGATTCCTATTATAATGCCAAAGGAGGGATCCCCGGCGAGCACCAAATGGTTTAGTGAAAGTTTTACTTCTGATGGGGCCATCTCTCGCCTTAACCGCTGGGACGGCGTTGATAACTTGGTTGAATTCCCAGTACTCAGTTGCACGAAACCCGGATTTAAAACGGAAGCCTACAGAACTACCAACGGAGCCGGCGGCTTTGCGCGAAAAAGACAGAACCAACCA